CCTCCTCTGTGTATCACTACCTTAGACTCAGAGGGGTTGTTGGACGTGAACAACTTAGAACCTGGCTGAGGCGCTCCTACTTCGTCACGTATGACTACCGTGCGACCATTAGAGAGCTGTCTCCACATGCCCTCTGTTGCTGCACTGCTGTCGGACTGGATGGAGTAGAGGTGGTTGACCCATTGGTGTAGGCGACCAACTCCCTGCTCGAACCAGAAGAGCCCCTTGTCACGTGACTCAGTGGCGGGTGCGTCAGTCTGATTGACCACAAAGTTGAGGTCAGAGTTGGTGAAGTTCTCGTGCCCAAAGTTCACAACTGATGTTCCAGATAGGAACGCTCTCATGGTAGCCTCTACCTTGATGCGCGTACCGTCTGCTGGTAATGGACCTGCTGTTACTCGTATTGGCATTAGTCGTCGTTCCTCACGCCTTCTGTCATCTTACGTCCCTTAATCTCAGACATGAGTACTGTGATTCTGCCGATCTCTGTAGCACCAGAGACATCCGCCATGCGTACCTGCATACCGTACTTAGGTGAGATGCCGTCGAATGATATCATCTTCTTACGGGTGATGCTGTCCTGGTCTGGCCATGCCAACTGATCCTCACCTAGTACAATTGTACCAGAGGTGCCAGGAAGGTAGACCTCTGTGAGTGTCACCCAATCTGCTTGGTCGCCCTTGTAGCCTAAGCTGATGTAGCTTGTGTCCGCTGAGGAGTAGGTGAATGAGAAGTGATCCCAGCTCTTCTTGATGAATGGGTCACCCAGTACATACTCCTTCGACTCCTCGATGTACTGCGCTACCAACGGCACAGTGGCTGAAGTAGATGGGTCGTATGTGGAGTTGAACAACTGATACACTTGGTGCGGTGCATCTGTTGGTGACTCAGTTGCTGAGGTGTCCGCTGTCCCGAATGCGTTCTGTCCCCAGAGTCGGTCGGTGTCGTTGAGGTTGTTCTGTAGTAGGTCACGCATCTTCAGGGTGTGCAGTGACCAGGCCTGTGCATCTATATCGTAGCGCAGTACGAAGTTGTTATCCTCTGACCCGTCCATCGGTATTGCTAGGTGATAGGCGTTGTCATACACTGCTGCTACTGCTCGGTGTGCTGCATTCCAGTTGATCCTGTCGATCCACCCAGGGATGTTGTAGGATATTGGGAATGATGCGCCCTGCTGCACGTCGTTCTGTGCACGTGAGAGTGTTCGCACACCATCAGCGGATAAGAAGAGTACGTCTGCACCCTCGTTACCTGGAACCCAGATACAGCTCTTTGTTGCTACGCACCCTGTGCCCAAGGTGAGTGGCCTGATGCGTGAGCGTGTGGTGTCTAGTGCGTCACCCGCCGTTGCTAGATAGTCTCCGTCTGCTCCCCACCGCACCTCAAACATGAAGATAGCCCTCTCTTTGAATATCCAAAGGAGTGGCTCTGAGTCACGTGATGGTAGGATAGCTCGTACTGGGCCACCTATGCCTGGTTCTACTTGTAGGTTGTTACTGTCTGAGTAGCTTGCTAGTTGTCCAATCTCTGACCAACCAACGAGTTCATCCTCCGCGTAGAAGATTCGCTGCTGGAATGTGGCGATTACGTTGGGTGCGAGTGAGGCCTGCGTTGCTACGTTATTCGCTACATCCCATATCGTTAGCCGTGACCTGCCGTTGATGCCCTCTGATGTGTTGGTGACCTTCTCACATGTGGCCCATGCTAGTGCTGTACTACCCTCGTTCAGTGTTTGAATGAACTGGTGAAGTAGCCCAGATACCATTGACGCAGAGCTTGCTGACTTGCTCCACACCTGTGCACCTGACGTGCGGTAGAAGTCTGAGCCCCAGATTGCCCCGAGGTTGTCGTTGAACTGTGGGTCTAGGTATGAGCCCATGCCCCCTGGTACGGCAGTGATGCCACCAATAGCGCGAGTGCCTTTCCTCTTGGCTCGTCGCCCCACTTCATTGATGACTACGTTCTCTAGCCGTGCAGACTTGTGGTTCTCAAGGAGGTAGGATGCGGACCTACTATCCACGCCAGCATGTGAGGATACTGACCTGTCTCTGTCACGTGGTGGATCTTTTGGAAATTCTGCCATTAGTCCCAGCCATCATAAGGTTCAATGTTGAAGTAACCAGACCAGGGCTGGATACTGTGATCCTTCTCACCAAAGGTTTCTTCGACGTTCTTCTGGTCATTGAGTATCTCTTCAGCCTTACGCCACGCGAGATTTGCTTGCTGTCCCTCTTGGTCCATCCAGTGTAGGTTGCCTGCTGCACGCCACACTAATGCGTCCTCGTTGATGAGGGGATCAATGGTGTGCTGCTCAGAGGTCAACCTGTCTGGTCGCCTGAAGTACTGCACCTCTAGTCGTGTGCCTGATACTGGTACGTGTACGAACTGTAGCTGCTGGTACAGGGGGCGGGTGCTCCATCTCGGTATGCGTGAGACTGTACCGTGGGCAATTGACACCTGTAGGTCAGAGTTTGTGGCGCGTGCCTTAGATATCTCGTCGATGCGGCTCCACGTCTTTGCTCCAGTCACTGCACTCTCATCTTGTATCGTGAGGATTTCGAGGTCTTCGTAGAACTCCAATGCTGTGCCTGATGCGCTAGTGTCCTGCATTAATCCCTTGACTGTTACCTCATAGGACTCAGAGACACTTGCAATCATGGAGATATAGGATGGGTCACTAGGCTGGAAGATAACTGGCACTACACCTTGATGTCTCCACTCTGCTGCTGTACCGGAGGCACGCTGCATGTGTGACGGTGACTTGTTCCAGTCGTTGCCACCTGCCTCCATTGGTAGGAAGTTGGTGAGGTCAGCCATAGAGATAACACGAGTCACCCTGTCTGGTAACGTGAGATACTCAGAGCCAGAAGTTGTGAACACCTCGGTCTTAATGAGGCCATCCCACGGCACCTTATTGGCGAACCATTGAACGGCCTCGTCGAGCGCGTCAAGACTTTCCTGTCTCTTGGAGCTGTCTACACGATCAGCTAGTCGTTGAACTCGGTTTATCAGATCTGCTACAAATGAGGCCATCATCTTCCTTAACATCGGACTGCGACTCCCTGGCCGCCGAATCAGGGAGCGCAATACCGAACTTGTCTAACCATTGTTTGGCTAGATCATCTACGTTAAACGCTTCAATGGCTTGCTTCGCCATATCTTCGCGGTCTACAGATACATCATTGAGTGCTAAGAGTAATACCTCTGCACACTCCTCAATGTACTCTTCGGTGGCTTCACCAGAGGAAGTGAGCGCTGGCAACTGAATGCCGTTCTTCACTGTCTCGGCTAGCGCACCATGAACTGTGCTTACTGGGAGACAGCCATTGGCTTGTGCCTCCATAGCGGACATACATGAGATCTCATCGAAGCGGGTAGGATACAACCACACAGCGGAGGACTGCATGAGGATCTCCATCTCTTCGAAGCCTACTCGGTGCAGTACTTCTGCGTTAGCTTTGTCTAGTGCTTCTCCCACCTGACGCTCGTACACATCTTGTGAGATGTCGTGTCCAACATCAGGAATATGCCTGTGTCCGTTCTGTGCGAACATCTTACGTGCCCACGGTGTGACTCCGTAGGTTACCACGAACTCAATCTCTGGGTCAGTCTCTTGTGCCTTGGCTACTATGCGGGCAGCAGTAAGCAACCCACGATCTGGAGAGGAGCAATAGAGTATGCGCTTACTTTCGCGCTCAAGCTCTGCTCGGACTTCAGGAACCTCGATTGCATTACGTGCTACCCACATCTTACTCTCTGGGATCACGTCCTTAACCGGGTGTGTGTGGAACTCTGACTGAAACTGAACGAAGTCAGTGGTGGCCAGTACTTCAGGAGTGTAACGCGCAGGGTTCTGAACGTCGTGGTTCCAGAGTACGCGCAGTCTGGCAGGCGATTGCAGCTTGGCGATAGCTTCTACTTGTCGCCACACCACGAGAACATCACGTGACTTCTTCTCGTCGAACTCTGACCAGTGTGCCCACTTAACATCATTGCTGTCGATGCCTCGTTGCTCTACTGGGACTGCGGCGTATACTGACACGTTAACAGCGCCTGTTGCTTGGAGCCTCTCCGACAGAAGGATGACCATCTTCTCTGAGCCACCCATGCCAGTGAGTCTGGAGAGTGGTCCCCAGTCTTCACCAGTCTGACCACACCAGATGACCACTTCGGGCTTCTCTGTGCGCGGGTCAGCAGTCTCTGTCTTACCGATGCCTATCTTCTCTAGGCTTGGCGTGGAGGTACGCATGTACTTCATTGCGTCCTCAATAGCAGGTCGCTGCAAGCAACTGTCCATGCCAGAGAGAGAAGCGATGAGGCCTTTGCTCATTCTCATTCCTGCTGCCCAACCAGTGAAGTGCTCGCGCAGTTGAGTACTGCTCTCTGCCTGCGGTCGGTTGGAGACGGCACGCTGTGCACACTCAATCGCTTCTTCTTCACGCTCAAGTTCTTTGTTCGCGAAGGATGCGTACACGTGCGGTCGGTAGTCTACGCTCGTGGGATCGTAGCTCATGATCTGCTCTTGTGGCATCTTGAACTGTCGCCCAATGCCGTACCACTGCAATGATTCTTCATGCCGACAGAGCTGCATAGTTGCGTGCTGTAATCCGAAATATCCACGCGGGTCTGAAGGCTTAATCTTGATGCACTCGAAGTAGGCATCGTATGCCTGTACTGGTCGCTGCATCTGTGGGCTCATGTACATGCCTGCAATGTAGTACATGGCTGCGAAGCGATCATCCTCTGAGCCAGACAGCTTGTCGAACTGCTTGTACAAGGAGAGCGCACCGTGGAACTGCTCAAGGCCACGTAAGGAGTTGGCTAGGTAGAAGACGGTGCGTGGGTCAATGCACTGTGCTTCCTCTTCTTCCTTAACTGCTGCCGAGAGGATGGCGTAGTTGCGGATGTCGGAGATGCGGTGAGGCTTGCGATCATCTGTGTGCTTGATGTAGGAGTTGAGCCCCTCGAAGAGCCCCATTGCTTTAGGTTGAGTGCCTTCACGTGGGATGGCAGTCTCGTGGCACTTGCCCTTCCAGTACATGCGGCTCTTGGGGAAGACACGCTCTCGTCGCTGGCGTGTGATACAGGTGCCGTCTTCGTCGTGTGCGTAGTGGTACTCTAACATCATTGCATCGATGTTGGGCTCTTCTACGCCGTAGATGTTATCGATGGCCATGCGTAGGGCACCTGCTTGCTCCTCCACGAGTACGTCATCAGAGTCAATCCAGATGATGATCTCATTGTTGGATAGGGAGAGTGCTACGTTGCGTGCCTCCGCGAAGTCGAGGAGTCCCTTGGAGTCTCCGACATGGTCAGCGAACTCCACTACGAACTTAGGGTCAAGGTTCTCGTTGAGGATCTTGGTGTAATCACGTGCAAGATCTCGTCGGTCTGTGAGCTTGAGGTTAGGGAAGTCCTTGAGTAGTTCGCTGATCTCTGCAAGCTCTTCATCTGTGGAGCCAGTGTCAACGAGGATGCACTCATCACCTTCACGGTAGAGTGCTCCATATACTGAGTCGATGGCACGGAAGAGTGCCTCTGGGTTTCCCTTGTTGATGACATTGTATGACATCGGTACATGCTTGGCGGCATCTGACATTAGTCGTCCTTAACGCGGTAGAGTGTGACTACCTGAATTGGTTCTTGTGTGACCCCTTGGTGGATCGTGAGTTGGTCTGCCATCTTGTAATAGCGACCAAGGAAATCAAGCTCTCTTACCCCATCTGCTGGAAGGTAGAACTTGGCAAGTGCAACATCGTTGTCTCTGACTTCTATTTCTTGTGTAGCGCCTAGCCCTGTAGGTCCGTGCAAAGTGACGCTGTAGAGTCGCAAGTGTTTGCCTGCGGCAGGGACTACGAGTGTTGTGGTTGTGCTGCCTGATGCGATGGTTGTGAAGTCCGAGCTGAAGGGCTTCGAGAATTCGTTGAAGAAGTCGTTGCGATCTGACCTGCTCATTCGTCCTCTTCTCTGAACACAATTGTAATATCCTTCATGGTAGTGGAATCTCTCTCAACCTGTAGGTTGTTCTGTATCTCTATGGGGCTATTCTGTAGTACATTCATACGCTGAGAGAATGGGACAAATGTGCCAGCCCTGGTGTCCTCTGCTGGTTCACCCTCTACTATACCTGTATAGCTGAGGCCGTCTCCGCTATTGTATAATTCCTGTACTTCTGCGAGAGTTATTGGCCTGTTCCAGTAGCCGATCTCGTCGATCTTGCCGTCGTGAGGAGCCCCTCCGTCGCCCCTTACGCCCACTGTCATCTTGTCAGTGCCGCCTAATTCAGTGGCGAAATCGGTGACCTTGCGGCCAACCACAGAGGCTTTTAGTAAACCATCTATGTAGAGGTTTGCTTCTCTTGCCACATCATTCTTGGCTGTGACTACTACGTGATACCATGTACCTGTGGTCTTTATCTGGCCATCAACGAAGATGTTCCATCGGGTGATTCCGCCAGTCTTGCAGGAGAAGGTGGTGCGGTTGGTGACGGGGGCTAGGGTGTGATCCACATACCAGCCCTTGGCGAAGGTCTGACTGTGGCTCATATAGATAGAACCTTGCAGCGTGTCAAAAGTCATCCACCACGAGACAGAGAAGTCGTCGTCTGCGGCGAGCTGGGAGTCTGCTAGTTGTATGTACTCTGTGCTATCGTTCTCGAACTGGCAGCAGCTTCCTTGCTTCCCTACACCTGTCGGCACTGTACCATGCTGTATCATGGTGAGGGAGCCGTGGGAATCTAGCCTGTCGTCTGCTACTTCTTCACATGCCCAGTAGTTCTGTAGTCCATCTGCTAGTGCCATTATTGATTATAATCTATGTTAGCGCCAGATCCATCAATGCCACCAAATGTGATGGTTTCGAATCCGTCAATGCGAGAGCCAGCGGCGAGGAGTATGCGTACTGGGTAAGTTGGTTCTATGTCTATGTCAATGATGGAAGTGCCCACTGCGATGAAAGGCTCCTGTGCTCCAAGTGCCACTGCCATCTCGCCAAGTGAGGATACTGTGACCCATGTTCCACCACCTGCGTTACCTTGGTAAATTGGTGGAGTGACTGGACTTGGAGTCCCACCTATTCCTGGTGGGTGCACGAAATCTGGACCTGGTTCTCCTGGGCCTCCTCCTCCTGGGCCTTTTCCTTTACCGCTACCTAATCCCATTACTCGTCCTTAAATCTGAGTGTCTCTAGTCCATCCACCCCGTCAGTGATAATCTTATATATGATTAGTCTCTTGCCAGCGGGTGGTGTCATGAGAGTTGCAGACGTATTGTTTGTAATACGTGTGATCTGCAACTCACCATTACCGTAGAAGTTCAGATCAGAGAACTTCACCGTTTGTTGCCTCGTCCTCGTCGCTGTCGTGCGTTGATACCTTCACGTGTGAAGTTGGGGCACACTTGGAAGAGGAGGTGGAGGTCGTCGTCATCGTCACCGAATGAGGGATCATCGGGGATGTGTGCTTCGAATACGTGGCGCAGGGAGAAGAACAGATCTTGTGGCAGACGGATCTTGACGTAACCTTCACCGGAGTTCCAGTGGCCATCTTTGTGTTCGGCTTGCGTGATGTCCTTAACGAACTGCATAGCTTCCATAGCCATCTGCGGTGCAACGTTGAAGTACGCCTGGATCGTGTTCTCGATGAGCTGCTTCCTCACGCTGCGATCTGCGTTCTTGCCGTTGACCATTACGATTGGTCCCTTGATGATGCCTTTGCCTCTGCCTTGTCTTGCTGTCATTACAGTCCTACTCCCGGTACAGCTTGCCTGTACCCTCCGAATTTAACGTGGTGGTCAACGAGGTCTGATAGATCATCATTCACCGTAACTGCTAAGTATGCGTCTTCTCGTGAGTCTAACACGATACCCCTGCCGCCTGTGCTTGCACTCGTCCACCTTACTGCAATGAAGTTGTTTCCAGCGCCAAAGGAGTGAACGTCTAATTGGTCTGCGTGTGCTGACCATGCTGCGTTGGAGGTTATTGGGTGCGCTCCAAGTAAGTCAGATAGTACAACACCTGCACCATTCTTAATCTGCATCAGGATGCCATTTGTTAGAGCAACATCTGAGCCATAGACATCTGCGCGTATTACGCTTGGTGCTTCGATTAGTACGTTCATACTGTGGATGTTGATTACTTCTCCAGGCTGTGCAATGATGGAGAATTCTACTGCACCTCCTGCATAGTTACCTGTTATCGCTACGTCTGATACTGCGGTTGATCCAGAGATTCCTGCAAACTGGAGGAACGGCGTGCCCTCTGTCATCTGTAGTAGCGCTTTTAGTGTGCGCTTCTGATTCGTCTGTCCCATTTAACCTCCAATAAAAAATGGGCAGGAGGTTTTTAGTCTCCCGCCCGTATAATTACGCTTGGTTGATGTAGCCGACGAAACCTTCTCCGCCGCCTCCACCCTTCTCGTTCTTAAAGACGAGGGTAGCGTGCGCGTTCATTTGGAATCGATCACGCAGACCGTCACGAGGCAGGGCCTCAACGGTGGGTGCTTTGAGCCAACCCGCTTGGAAGTACTGCGGGTCAACGAACGCAATGGAGTTACCAGAGAGCGTCTTGCCAGCAGCATTGAGTTGGTCCTCGGAGTACATAACGTCAAGGTCGCCGAAGTCACTGGTGTGACGCTCGATGATAAGCTCTTGTCGTCGTGCAGCAGCGTCCACGTTACGAGTAATCCGTGTGGAGAACTCGGAGATGGTACGCTTGAGGTACGAAGCAACGTATGCCTGAGAGGGCAGTACGTCTAGGGACTGGTCACGGAAAACCTGCAAGAGGTCAACGAGTACTTCTTCAGTGAAGGTAGTACCAGAAGAACTGGTGTAGGTAGCAGTACCAGTTTGGTTTGCAAAGATGTTAAGCAAACCGTTGAACTGACGGGGTGCGTCAGTAGCACCAGTAGCTGCGGAGCCACGGTGCATAGCGTGCTCAATGTCGTTGAGCATCTCTTCCAGCTTCTTTCGAACCTGGTAGGTGTACGGGTCGTCGTTGTAGTGGCCGACATTACGTTGCTCATCGGACACTTGACCCCACTCTGCGAACGATTGAACGTGCACGAAGTGGCGACCAGGTTGAGAGAGGGCGGGATCAGTAGCAGCCGCGCCTTCCACTGTGGCGTTATAGCCACGCGAAGCGAGAGTATCCGTGAGGATCTCTACGAAGGTGTTTGAGACTGCGCGTTTGCCAATGGTTGACATGAGCGGTCGTCGTCTCGACGTGAGGTTAGTAACCTCTTCTAGGACGAGTTCGCGGATAGTACCGTCTTGTGGACGGCCTCCCGAACTGAATTCGTCCCAGGTAACCAATGTTGCCAAGGTTGTTCCTATTCTTGTTTTCGGACGTTAGCTCTTCCGAGCTTCAATCCAATATAGTCTGTGAATTCATCTGACGACCAGCCATCTTTCACGCGTCCTGCCATCTCATCAATAGCTGCGGAGTTCGCGGATACTTGGTCTGGTAGTCCCTGGAGTCTCTGAGCTGGGGCTCCTGGTTGTGGCGACGTTGCCACTTGTTTACGGGCGGCCTGATCTCCCGTGGTTGACGCTCCCAGTGCGTGTGATACCAACTGGATTGCGATTGCAGGTCCGTTCTCCATCGTGTGAAACGCAGGATTGGAGGCATAGATCTGATCGAACAGAGCTTGCTCCTGTGATCCAGGAATGCGGATGTTTGGCAAGGCTTCCGCTGCTTCATCGAAGGAATCTTTTTGTAGCATCTTGAATTCCTGTTGCGACTGCTCTTGTCGTACAGAATCCATCGCGGTTGTGACCGCCTTGGTAATCAAGTCATCTACATTAGCCTGTTGCGGAACTTGACCCACAGGTGCTGGCGCGGAGTAGCCAAAGTCGTTGACTGGCGCTGGCGCTGCGGGGGCAGAAGCAACCTTATTTTCAAGGCTCATGATGCGAGCCGTTAATTGCTCATTTTGTACCTGCAACTCACCCTTAGCACGTTCAGCTTCATGTCGCTGTCGCGTGATCTGGTTGATGCGCTGCTGGGTGGCGTTGGGCTGTGCTTGTTCTTGTACTTGGGATTCCCCGGAATCACCTTCGGCAGGCTGCGGGGGTGTCGGCTCAGACAATGTCTGTCCTTCCACATGCGGCGGCAGTGGAGTTCAACATGACCCTCACATCGGCGAGAGTCTTCAGAGATTGAGTATTTGAGGGATCAGAAGATCCCGAATCCTCAATTTTACTTACTATTTCGTCCTTCATTTGCCTTAAAAGGTAAGCGAGGACGTGGATGTTTGGGTGGGAAAATAGGGAGTCAGCCATTGAAATGACTTCATCCTCTGTATATGTGTCTCTGGACGGCAATTTACTACTCCTTTTTAGAGAGGTGGCGCTTGTTCACCTGTGACGGACTCGGCAGCCTGCATGAGCTGCTGTACTGCGGCAGCCTCTTCGGCTGGGCGGATCACCTCTTTGGCGATGTTGTTATCTAGAAGCTGGAGCCAGCGCTCGGTTAGCTTGGCGAAGTCGATGCGGCCCGACTGTAGGATCAGTGGATTGCTCATGACTACCTGCATCGCCTGCTGGAGGGTGTTCAACTGGAGTACGCGATTGGTGTTGGATGGCGTACCTGATGCCACGATGTCGTAGTCTTTGTCAATCTCGAAGCGTGCCACCTGTACGGGTAGCTCCTCACCTAGTACACGGAAGGTCAGCTCTGCCTCACCGAAGTCCATCTGTAGTTTCCAGAGCTTGGTGAGTGAGCGGGAGAATGCGACCTGGAAGATCTTCGCGTCCAACCCAAAGATGGAGGAGGAGAGGCCCTGGACAGCATTCACTTCTGTCGCGGTGCGGCGCTCTGAGGAGTTGGAGATGTTGGTCAACGAGGAGTCGAATACTCCTACGTAAGTCTCCGCATCCCGCCTGTTGGACTGCTCTTCAGCAATGAGCCCTGAGAGTGGGCGTAGGTCTGTTTGGATCTGGGAGAAGTCCCCTACGTTCTGCACTGGCATCACTGCACCTGGACGGAACTTGAAGCTCTTGGAGTAGTTGCCTGCGGTTGCTCGCCGCTGGAACACTGGTGCTAACAGGAGCTGTGATGCGTCAATGCGTGCGTTGTGGTAGGAGTTGACGAGGCGCTGGAAGGAGCGCAGCATGTCACCGATGCCACGGTTGTCGATTGGACGCGCTGCTGCTTCGAAGGGGTAGTAGGTGACTGGCCACATGCGGAATGGGAATACGAAGTCAAGGATTCCTAGTACGTTCTCCGTGGCAGGAGAGTACCAGAGGACTACGCGCTCACGTTCGCCATCACCGTCTGCATCTAGCTTGGCGTAGATCTCCCAGATTGTGTACTCAGATACTCCAGAGTTCTTGGATTGGGAATTGGGTGTGGTTCCTGCTTGCCTGTTACGCACGTCGCGAATAGTCTCGCGTTGGCTGTCAGAGATAGAGTTGTCGTTTGCTGTCTGCTTGCCCTTGAGTTTGGCGAGCATGTCCTCTACTGCGCCCCTATCGAGATAGCCGTCTACACCTAGTGCACGGATCTCGTCTTCGCTCATGGAGTGGATGATGCAGAAGAACTCACCGTTCTCTGGGTCTTGGTCCTGTGGTGTGATGACGTTGATTGGGTCAATTACCTGCCACGATGGACGATCCTCTGTGATAGTGCGATACACGATTTTCACATAATCTTCGCCGTTTAATATCAAATTCGCAGCGTCTTGGAGGACTGCGTCTTCTACTGGATTGTCCTGGTCGAGGTCATACTCAGCGGAGAGCTTCTCGATTACGATATCCTCTGCATCTGGGATGTCGTCGCCTCCCTGCTCTGCGATGGCCTTCTGCGTCTGGAGCACGAACTCTTGTATGTCACCAAAGATCTCTGCGACGTTGATGATGCGTGCCTCTCGCTCTGTCTGGTAGAGCCAGTTCTCACGGGTGTATGCGTGGCCACGCCATGCGATAGTGTCTACGAGCTGGAGTACTGGATAGGTTGCTTTGATTCGCTCACGCATTAGATAGGTCATGAACTGTTCTGCTTGACGCGCTGAGTCAATGTCCTCTGGTCCTTGGGGTCGCATGTACGCAATGGGGTCTGCGTCAAGGACTAGGCTGGCGATACCTGGCTTCCAACGTCGAATCACACCATCAATGAGAGGTACGGAGATATTACTGCTCCCCTTCCAGGGACCACGTCGTCTGTCACGTACACCTAATCGGAGCTGTGTGAGGTTCTTCTGTTTGCGTAGCCAACCTAAGAGGTCGGTGTCTACTTCGCGTATCTTCGCGATTAGCTCACGAGTCTGCTTCTCCAGGTCTTCTGACGTTTGGAGGAGTAACTTCTGTGCGCCGATTGGATTGCCACGTTTGGCCATTATAGCTCCTTGAGCTGGGGCGGTCTGATTAAAGCGTATGTATGATTGTCCAGTTTACCTGATGCTTTAGCGGCCAGCCATGCCTCTTCACGGTCATTCTCGGTAAGGTAGCCAAGATGGAGAGCCGGAGGGGAGAGCTTTAGGGTGGTTCCGTTAGCGGCGTTTGCAGGCGCGTGCTGAACTAAAGTTGTTGACCATGCGTCATCCTTATACACTCGGAAGGCGCACGCTGCCCAATGGGCAGGGAATGTTGTGTTCTCAATGTTCGTGGAGCCGTGGCACATAGCCCAACGAACGCTTATGTTGTCGTAGTCAAAGAAAGCGAGCGCTTCTTTTACCTCTTGTAGAGCAGTGTCTCCGAAAACGACATCATCATCCCAGAGCATCGCTACTTCGGGAAGTGGTTCCAGTGCTAATGTCTTTTCGTGTAGCTCAACACAAGAGAGTGCCCAATTTTCGCCGCTACTTGACCGCGTGCGGCAAGCTGCTTCGAAGACCTCTACCTTGATGTTGCTAGGTAGGGACTCCTGTATGCGGTCAAGAGATGTCATCACCTCCATCGAAGGACGGTCAGTTCGCACTAGCACAGTGGTACTTCTGCCGTCAGAGAGCTGCTTGATCTGCTTAAAGATCTGGGTAAGGTACTGTGGCCTGCGGTGAACCCGTAGTAGTACTGCTAGGTGCTCACAGCGTAGAGACATTACTTAACTTTCTTCTTCTTGGACAACTTCTTGTAGACTGCAAACCCTGCAAGGGCCAACGCACCGCCAACGGCACTTATAGCACCAGCGGAGTCTCCCGTTGCAGCTTGACCTACAGCGTCTATTCCGCCGTCGGTGAGGATGGCGAGAGGTGATGGGGAGCCATCTAGTCCCGGCTCCGTAAGCAAGGCACAGCTTGCCAAAAAGATAGGTAGTCCTACCATCATTAGTATTAAGAATGCTACGTTTCGCATGTTTCTCCTTAGAACCAGTCATCATCCTGGTCGTTCCATTTGGCGAGGTCGTCCTCGCTCAGGTATCCTTCGTTCTCAGTAGCTTGTATGTTCATGCGTGGGTACAATATCGCATATCTGAGAGAATCTCTAAAGTCCTTGTATTTCTCTGCCAGCTTCTCGTCTAGCTTATCTGGGTCCATCAGTGATGGTGGTTTGAAGTTCGAGAGCGCTAGGCTATTGATGGTGTTGATGCAGTTGTCGAAGATGCGCAGCTTGGGCTTGTTGAGTGGACAGAGAGGGCGTGTCTTGTCGTAGCGTAGTAGGCCACGTATGCGCTCTAGTCCAATCTCTTCTCGTTCGGTGCCTTCCATGCGACAGTCGAAGTTGATGTTGTGCTCCCAGAAGTCCTCCTGGATGCTCGTGTACCGTTCCCCCTTCAACGTGGGCTTGGCAGACCCGAAGCGTGGGTCGAGGCAGCGGAAGTCTATGTGCTCACCGCACTCCATCTCACGGATTAATTGAGCGTAATCCGCAACCGAGTACTCTGAGGATCGAAGTTTATGGTGCTCGACGTGGGGCCATTCGCGGTACACGACCACTTCATTGTCGGGTCCAAACGCACACCAGAGCAGTGCAAAAGGCCGTCTGTGTGCTGGATCGATAGCGAGGCCTTTTTGCCAACCAGAGGGGATCTGATAAGGCGGCACAACATGGACAGCAGGATCGAAATTAGGGAACGCACGATGCGACAGGAAAGACCATGAACCATGAGCGCGAGCTTGTTTTTCTTCATCGGTGAAACCACCACCTTCTATAAACTCTGTGTGAGCTTCTTTTGAGATGTGAATGTTCTCGGAACCTGAACCGTGGATGCACGTTACATCCTCGCGCCCCGAGGCTATGAACTCGTCGTAGACCCAGGGAGCGTTTGGCCCAATGGGTGTCATCGTGAACCACACGTCGCCGTAATGGTCAGTCAATCCACGCCAGAGGGCGTTGAAGATTGGCTTCTTGGGTGGTTCGTCTATGGCTGCGAAGGTGAACTTGCGGCCTTCGTATGCCATTGGGGATTGGTCCCCTGATCCGAACTGGAGCTTGCCTCCACCTGTTGATAGGTGGTGGGGTAGCTCTAAGGAGACAGGTACGCCGTATGCCCCGCGCTTGAGGGAGTAGTCGGGATGGTCCTGAACTGCGGGTGGTAGGAAGGCCTGTATCACTGGCCAGATGGCACCTAGAATGCCCTGGAGTGCTGGAAGGCCTGAACATACCAACCCGACAGCAGGAAGCTGCTGTGGGAGCCCGTCTGGCCTGTAGTACCAATATACGGGATCGATGCTGGAGCGAGGTGGATAGTCGCCGTCGTCGGTGAGCTTGAGTCCTGGAACCTCCCAGATGCGGTAGCCGTAGAGGCGTGCAATTACCTCAGCGCCAGAGGCGTAGGTCTTGCCGAATCTGTTGCCTGCCGTGCAGATGGAGATTCTGTTGTAGCGGAAGGAGTCGTGGAAGCGCTTCTGGCCATAGTGGGGCTTGTAGTAGAACATAGGGGCTTTGCGCTGCCTACGCTCCATCTCCTGTGCAGCCTGTAGGAACTTGAGTTGTGTTTCTCTATCGCTCATTCGTGCTTTCTATCGCTCACGTACCTTTTGCTCTAGTTCCTTGGACTCTATGCGAGAGCGCCAATAGGCGAGGATGTCCTCATAAATAAACCCTGTGCCTACGTGGCAGGGGTCGTAGATAGCGCGACTCCAGAATAGGTGGGTGCCCCAGGAGTAGGTGATACCAATGCGGTCATCTGCACCGCTCTCCATGTGGCAGTCGTGCAGCTCGGAGACACGGGTTCCAGGGTCTTTTGGCCCTGACATGTCTAGTTCCCCCTTGAACTTGCGGGTGTCGATTGCAAAGAACCACCCTGCGGAGTGCTCAGAGCGCTGTAGGCGCAGAGTTCCGGGCTCACGGGTAGTGTAAGATGCACACGAGATGGGAGCCTTACATGAGGCTCTGAGGACGCTCTTAGAGAAGTCTATAGAGGGTATGAAATCTAACTCAGTGAGTACTATTATTCCACCCCTTTCGTTGTTCTCTTCCCACATGTGCTCGAACACATCTGCGTGTCCAAGGCCCATGTCCTTGTAGATGCGTAAATCAAATCCCTGTAGATCGGCCTCTGTTTTCCAAATTTGTAAGAGCCTACTGTGAAGTGGCCCTTCGAATGGGTGAGGAATACAGACCGTGATCTTGGGTGGATTTAATGTCATTTCTTAGGACTTTCTGGTGAGTCTTCTGTGACTTCGAACTCAGCGTCTATGGTTCTGCCCTTGTTTGCAACCAATGTGTTCAGTTGGTCGTCTGTTAGTTGTGTGGCATCGAAGTCGTTGACGTGGTTGACAGTGGTTTCCTGCCGTTGGACTATCTGGCCGAACCTCTTGTAGAGGAGGTCAGCGGCTCGAACGTCACCCGCTACTGCACGGCTCATCATCGCTGCGTCTATTTGGCCTAGCCTGTAGGCGCACATCTTATGTACTTGTGCCGAAATCCAGGCACATGCTACTGGGTTCTTCATGGCCTGGGAGACGTGGGAGGGAGAACACTCGATTGTCTCAGCGATCTCGTTGAAGGCTGTGTTGCCCGCGATCATCGCCTCAGCGATCTGGAGGTCTAGCTCCGTGGGGTTGTAGGCGCGGATGTCGTCCTGGTCGCACACGAGAGCCCGCTGCGCTATGCGTGCAAGCGCTGGAGACACCTTTCGGTTAGCGGGTGGTTTGCGACCCTCACTCATAGGATTACCAGTACATCTGTGTACTCGATCACGTGGTACTTGATGTCACCATCAAACACGGGTACTCCGCGAGAAGGTGGTACTAAAACGAGTTGTCCCGCCTTTAATTGCTTGTCGGCCTCGCTACCCACAGACTTGATCTGGGCCTTGAGAACATCTGACTTCGTGGTTTCCTTCATGATGATCCCGCCATCTGATACCTTCTCTTCTAGCTCTTCGAACTGGATGAGGAGTCTGTTGCCTACTACTTGCATGATTAACCCTTACTTTAGACCATTTAGTGTCTGTATTAACCTTGTGTTTAAACCATTTTGTAAGAAAAAATGGGTACTTTTTCTTACAAGAACTATACATAAGTCGTTATGTGTACAGGACTTGCATTATTTCCCACTTTTCTTCTTGCGTCCGCCCGAGGAACGGATAAAATTGAGAGGAAAGATTGACCCATCGGCCTTTAAGCCGAGCTTGATTGCCTTGTTGTGCCTCGGACGATGCCGGAAGATCTGGATAGTCTCGATGATGAGCTGATCTTCGGTGTCAGCACTGAATAAGGCCTCAACCTTAGTGACCGATGGGAACCATGATTTCGAGCGCTTGTGCTCACGTAATCGCCTGCGAACGTCGCAGGACTGACCAACATACAACACCTTGTCGTTCTCGTCAGACAGACGGTACACGCCTGGGTAGATCATAGGGAGATCTGAGATGTCCGAGAATTCTGAGAAGTCGTCGTCAGAAGTGTCTAAGGGGTTCATTAACGCGCCTGTTCTAAATGTGCTCACCGAGAGCGTCACGAAGAAGGATCGACGCTGTTGGACGAATGGGGACTTCTCCTATAGACAACGGCCCGAAGAAGACCTGTCCACTATCATAGATGTGAGAATGGCCATAGAATCTCTCAATCCGAGGGAAGAGCTGATAGCGAACTACCTGCTGGAGGGCTATACTTGGGCAGAGGTTACCGACCTCGCGATGTG